TTGACGGCTCTATTTTCGGAGTGACTTCTATAGTCGGCTCGTTAATTTCTTTTTGTGTTGGTGTAAGTTCGTTACTACCCATTAAAACCGCACTTATTTCGATTAGTTTAGCTTCACGAACCAGCCAAAAGAAACCTTTTTCAGTCGCTCTTTCTGGGTTTCCTAATGTATCGATGTTGTCCTGCCATACTTTAAACTCTTTTTCGTAGGCTTCATCGTTAACAGCTAAATCAATCTTAACATACTGCATACCAACTGAGTGCTGGTTTATACGTCCTGCTTTGTATTCGTTGAATATTTGATTGTTGTAGTCTTTGAATATTTCAGTATCCATAAATAGAGCCTGAGTCATTCCTGACTTATTAACTCCCAAATCTTTCCAAGAAATTTCTTCTTCATAAGTTTTCTTTGGCTCACCAACCTTTGAAGTAATTTTAAATTCGTGGTCGTGTAAATGAAATATACTTTTGTTTTCTTTTACCGATTTAGTAAAGCATCCTTTAGCGTGAACGTCATCGTGCGAATCCATCCATAAGTAAGTATTACCTACGATTGTACGCTCTAATGAATTATCGTTATCTTTAAACACGCCTTTTATAGTAGCGTTTGTTTTAGTAATAGAACTAATCCCACCTTTAACCGTTTTAACTTCGGCTTTCTTTAATTGTATTAATTCCGCTTTGTTTGCTACTATTTCGGCTATATTCATTTCTTAACTATTTTAGTATCTTGTATCTCTTTTTGTTTCTCAGCTTTTATTTTATCTATAAAGGCTTTCTTTTGCTCGTCTGTAAAGTCTTTTAGTGCTACTTTCATAATCCTAAAGTTTGTTTAAATTCATCTATTAACTTAACTTTTGTTTCAATTGGATAATCTACCAAAGTATTAATGTAAAGCTGTAAGGTTTCAATCTTAGACTTCATTACTAACTGCATAACAGGTAAATGATCGTAAGACGCTTTTAAAGACTCGTTTTTATCAATCAATCCGAAAGCACTTGCAAAACTATTTAATGTATTGTTGGCATCGTTTTGTATGCTATTTTGAATCCAATTAATAAACCCTTGACTTTGGTTTTCGTGGGTGCTTGCCCCGTTGCTGAAATAGTTTAAAATATCCCTATTCATATCAAAGGCAAGTAAACACGTTAAAGCATCGTTACTAAATTGCTCATCCAGATACAAACGTTTCATATCGCTAACTAAATGCTGTGCTTTTATATTTGCATTAGTTATTAAAAGTGATTTTTGGCTTATTTTACGTGTTATATCGTCACGGTCTGTCTTTTGTATCTGCGCTTCATTTCCATCGCCCTGTGAAGCCATTAGATACTTCTGAGACATCTTAAGGTTGACATTCTTAGATAATAGATTTTCTTCTATGTTCTGAATGGTTTTAGATAATCCTTGTAGTCTACTTGGTGAACTCATTAGAGAATTAACCGTCAATCCGTTGGCTAAATCATAAGTAGGTATTAAATCCTTTAACGCAATATCGAAAGTTTGACCGTCTAAAGAATATTTAATCTTTTTATCTCCGTAGGCTTTTAGTTCCTGCTTAGTGAATATAAAAGACTTAACCTTGTGAGTTTCTTTTAAATCAATTTCACTAGGCAATAAATTGTAAACAGCTTTTGTTTCTCCTAACGCATCAACTTTATACGTCAAGTTTGTACCTGTAGCAGATAAGAACCACATTTGTTGAAATAGAAAATCTTGCTGAGATTGAAAGTAGTTAGGTTGTTTAAACAGTTGTAAGATTGGACTGTTTTCTATTGGCTTACCTGCTGAATTTAAGTGCGTAATCTTCATTTGTGAGTAAATCTTTGCTCTTAATGCTATAATAGCCAATAGAACAGGATTTGTTAATGAAGATTCTAAGTATTTTGTAGAGTTTACAAAACCGTTATTTTCTAAAAAAGAATAGGTAAACATACCCGTGCGGTCTCTCTCCACGTTGATACTTTTACCCCAAAAATTGAATAAACCCATAAAATACGATGTTTCACAACATTGTTAATAAAAGCAAATATAAGTATTATATTAATACAAACTACGTTATTAACGTAATTTATTTTTTACGATAATCTAAACACTTTAGTGTGCCAACTAATCACATACTTCATTGCATCCAAAATATGATCGTCTCCATTTTCCTCTGGCACGTCCATTTGAATACCTTGCCAAATCTTCCAGCTGTATTGCTCATATTCTTGCTCGATGTTAACAGATTCTTTAGTATAGTGTATTTTACTCTTTTGCATCGTTTCGATACCGCTAGAGATAGAACCCTCGCCCTTTTTAGCGAAGATTATATTATACCCTGCATTACGTAGTTTAACACCCTCACTTTTGTTTATTTCGTTACCTGAGTCACAAATGATTTCAATGTGTTTTTCTATTCCTAAACGTTCGAATTCATCTGCCAAACTACCTGTAATTTCGTTCATAGGCTTGTATAGTTCTTCTTTAAAGAAATAGTTTTCGTCACCGTCAAATTTCATAACAGTTAATGCTGTTTTAGCACTTAAACCAAAATCTAGTCCCCTATACATTTGATAGGGTAACTTATAAAAATCTGCATCGGTTAACGTTTTCCAACCTTTAAAGATTCTGTTTGGTTTTTCTGCTTTTAATCCTAATCCGTAAACATTCCACATATAAGCGTCTGCTGTGGCTTGCTGTATATTGTATTCTGTTGGCTCGTAAGACAATATCTTTTTCTTTTGTTCTAATGGTACAAAAGGATTGTCTTTAAACGTTGAGTGTATTAATATTGCGTTGTCTTGCTTGACTAGATCATCACTCCACAACTTCCCTACAGGGTTGTAATCCATAAATACCGTATCACTACATCGCATATCTAATTGATCGAAAGTAGATTTAGGCATTTTATAGAACTCATTAAACCAAAGATAGTCTGAGTGGTAACCGTGTACTTTCAATTCGTCATCTGTACCCTCGATTGAAATAGTGCTTTTGTTAGGAAATGTAAAAACGGATTCTGTTTTATTGAATACAATATTTTCGTAATTGTCTAAAGTTCTGTAATACTTAAGCATATCTTGCAAAATAGTATCTTTACAGTCTTTTTTAGTATTCCTGAATACTGCTAACTTAGTATTGTCTTTAGTCCAAGCAATTAACCAAAATATTTGTAAAATACTAAAGGTCTTACTCGAACGAGAAGACCCTGAATTAATAATGTATTTATATTTTCCTGATTGTAAAGCGTTCCAATTCTTTTCAAATACAGGTGTAGCCTTAATCTTCATTCGGACGTGTTATTTCAATCTGTATTGTTTTTGGTGCTGAATCAATAGGTTTCCCCCCACTTGTAATATCGGTTTCTTCTTTTAGATTGTTTAAACGTTGTGTTATACTAGGATTGTAAATACCAACCATACCACCGCAAATCTGATCGTCTTGAATATTTCTTTTAACCCGCGAACAGATACGGATATAATCGCTATATCTATTGTCTTTATTCTCAAAATAATCTGTTACATCTGATATGATTTCATTGTCATCTAGCCAATTTTGAAACCCTATAAAAGTTAAAGGCTTCTCTTTTTCCTTGTAAACTTGGTCAGCATCTTTACCAACCCAATCTTTAACTAAAATAGGATTATTCTTTACTAGCTTTTTATACTGTAAAAAGTAATCCCATAATATCTCAGGTGTTTCGATATATTTATGTTTTCCCATAAACACAAATTTACAAAATTAATTCCACAACGTAACTTTTTTATACTAAAACTTTACAATAGTTCTGGATTTTCGTAAATATTACCTATTACCTCGCAACTTGTTTCGCACCAAGAGGGGTCTATAATTTCATATTCCAAATCCTTTACATACTTAGATTTTAATCCAAAATTAGCATAATCAGTAAATATTATTTGCGATCTCATTTCTACAATAATATCTTTTACAATATCCCCCTCATAAATATCTACACCGTTTTTGTCTTTTAGTCCTGTGAATTGTCTAACATAAACAAATGGCAACATTTGCCAAACATCACATTTATCGTGAATAAATGGTATTTCGTGTAAATAGTACCGCTTTTTAACTATTCCGTTTACAGAATTAAAACCATATTCAAACTTAATTTCTCTACTCATAATCCTAATTGTTTAATTGCTGTTTGTGTTAATTGTAAATCACATTGTACTAAATCCTCAATAGTAAATAATTGAAACCAAGAATGAAACCCGCTTGTTTTTTTCTTAGTTAAATAAATCCTGCCATCTTCTGTATAGGGAGATACAAATAAATTAATATTTAATTCAATTCCTTTTTTTTGACTTTCGCAATATTCAAACCCATTAAACGAAACTCGCTCTTTTGCTTGTTCAAATTGTTCTTTATTGCCGTGTTTAGAATAATTAAAAATCTCATTATCTACACAAGGAACAAACATTCCTAATTCTAAAGGTTGTGATAAAAATTTAGCGTAGTTAACTATTTGATGTGATCCATTATCTTGAAGCACAAAAGTTGTCATTGATATTAGTTTCATAATTGTTTTTCTTTTTTAAATATTTGTAATAATTCTTTTGTTGTCAATTCTTCATCTGAATCCCCGAATAAATATCTTAAATACCACTCTCCAAATTCAATAGCAAAATCCTCTGCTATTTTTTCTAGTTTTTCGGCTCTACTGTAATTCGGATTAGTCCAGCCTTGTTCGTCAGGGCAGTCTCTTAACTTTTCTATTAGCTTCATAATTTTTCTTTAATCGTTAAAATATTGCGTTACTTGTTGCTTTGTTTCTTGGTAGTTTAAAATGGTACTTCTTCATCGTTTAGCATTTCGCCAAAAGCATCTGTTAAACTTCCTAGTATTATTTTTGGTTCTTCTTGCTCTAATGGCTGTATTGGGGTTTCATTTTCCCATATTGTAAAGGTTGGCACGTCTTGACCTTTAGCATAATATCTCCCAGATGGTAAATGATAATCATATTCCACTTGACCACCGATTTCACCTTGAAACTTCATTTTAGTTTTTAAGTTCTCGAATACCATTTTAGCTTCGTTTTCCTCGTCTCCAAAGAATCTGTAAATACTAAACCCATCATGTGTTTGGTTTCTAAAATCTGATGACCCAGAAACATCGTAAAGCGTTGGGGACGCATACAAACCATTTTCGCCTTTTTGCATCTTGGTAGGGTGTGCCACTAAGAAAATAATAACGTTGTTCATTTGAGCAAACATTGTTAATTTAGTCAGTACATCGTTAATCTGCTGCAATCGGTTTCCGGTACCTGTAAAACCTAATTTATTAAAAGCGTCAATAACGAAAATATCTATCCCGTAACTAAATAACTGCTCTTTGAACTTATCAAATAACCAATCCCAAGTAGGAAACTCACCCGCTTCCGTTCCTGTTAAATAAATCTTTTCCTCTGCCCATTCTTGGTATTTTGCTATTTCATATTTATTAACTCTTTTGCAATCGTCGTTATCCTTCCAAAAATTCCTACCTGTTGCTTTCTCTATGAAAGTGGTATGGTGTAATGAAAAAGGGTGATGCTCTGGCGAAAAGAAGGACGCTTTCATATTGTAATCTCTAACCAAGTTTAAAACATACCATTCTGTAAAATTTGATTTACCGTGTGAAGGAATCCCTGTGCCTGTAATTAAGTGACCGCGCATAACAGAAAATACACTTTTCAAGTCACCAAATGATTTATGCTTTGGTGATATTGTCTCTGGTAATCCGTTTTCATAAAGGTTTATAATGTCATCATAACAATCTGATACTTTAAAAGTTCCCGCTACGGGATATTTAACCGTTTTGTATATCGTTTTTTCAAGTACTCCATTGATTAAATCCTCATTAGCATCTTTACCATCAAAAATTATCCTTTCACATCTGAAACGCCCTAATCTTTGCACTATCTTTTCCGCTACTTCATCGCCTTTAGTATCGTTGTCGGTACCGATGTAAAACTTTTTAATATCTTTTAAATACTTCTCTGAATTAATCCAAAAGTTATCGTTGTCATTTGCTCCATTTGGTAATGAAATAACATTTTTAATTCCTATTTGATGTATCGCACAAACATCAAATTCACCCTCAACTATGTACGCTTCTTTTTCGCCAATTATAGAATTAATATTATAAAAAATAGATTTAGTACCTGCTGACTGAGTAAATGATTTATTTGCACCCCTGTATTTTTTATTTACAATCGTTTCGCCTTCAAAGAAATTAAATACTAAATTGTCACATTCTTTACCTAAAGCTGGTTGGTAAAACTTTTCTTGTGTTATTCCAAGATCAATTATAGTGGCTTGGCTTATTTTACGCGTTTCTAAGGCTTTAATAAATGAATCCGATACCTTTGTATAGTTACGCCAATTTTGAAGCGGGATTTTATAGTTTTCTTTAATTGTTGATTTCTCAATATTATCTTTAAAAAATAAAGCATCGCATCCAGAGTTATAACATTTTGCAACCCCATCATTAAACCAAACCATTAAAGACCTATCACTCTTGTTTTTTCTTGTCGGAGTACATACAGGACACTTTACTTTTGCTGAGCCTGTAGTCTTGTTTGTTTCGATTAATTCCCAGCTATGTATATTACTCATGATATAACTCTTTTTTTAGTTGGTAACGTAACATTATTTTTATTAATCCACTCAGCTTTAAACCCGCCCCAAGAATTAACAACACACTCTTTTAAAACCTCGTTAATAGTTTTACCCGATTTACTAACTTCTATTTTAAAGTTTTCAAATGCGGTTAAAGTGTTGGTTAACTTTTTTAATTTTCTAACCGCTATCCAATCAGATACTAATTGTTTTTCACCACCTAAAGAAATTAAAGAATCAAAAAACTTAAAAGGCGAAGCCGTATTTATATTTTCTTTTAATTTTTTAATATCTATTACTATTCCTTTTACTGTATCTGTATCTATTACATTAACTGTATCTGTTACAGCGACGTTTGCGATGTTTTGCGATGGGTAGCGATAACTTTTATCGCTTAGCGATAGTTTGCGACTGTATGCGATGTTTTCCGCTTCCTCAATAGTTATTAATTTTTGCTCATACTGAATAAATAAATCAATATTCCATCTCTTTAAATTCCCAATACGACCACTTAAGCTGCGTTCGCTTATGGTTTCTTTATAAGAACTTAAATCCCTCTTTAACTGCTGTTTAATAGGCTCAAAAACTATATCTACTATCGGGTTTTGTGTCTCTGGTTCAAGATCGTTAGTGTATTCTAGTAAGTGAATAAATAATTCACCTACATCTTCTTTGCGCATCTTTTTAACGGTGTGAATAAGATCGCAATAAACTAAAAATGATTTCTTATCCTTAGCCATTACTTACTCATCTTAGATTGTATTCTTAAAAGTCCACCTATTAATTCAAATAATTGATCTTTGTTTAAATTTACATCAATAGTTTTATTTTCGTAATCTGTTATTTGAACTGTTAATGTGTCTGTAATAAAATCACATTTAAAAAATTCTAAAAAATGATCGGGGTGTTCTTGGTCTTTAAATTTGTAAATCATATTGTAAAATTAAGGTTAGTTTAAAAAAAATGCCTTATGAATTGGAGGTAGAGCTCCGCATCATAAGGCTTAAAAAATGTCTTTCATTAGTAATGAGTTCTCTACCAAACATTACTTCTACAAATATAATACTTTATTTCAATTATTACGCTATCAACGTAATTTATTTTACATCATTTCGTTAAATTCTTTTCGTAGTATAGTATCTATCTTATTGCTAATAGTTGAAAAATAAGTGCTTTTCTGAATAGTTGCGGTGTCTGCTACTTGGTTGTTCAATTCCTCGCAAAATGCCGTTAGATCGCTTTTATACTTCAATACGGTTGGCGATGTTAATTGTAGTTCGTCTAGGTTTTCAAGTAGCAAACTAGATAAACAAAAAAGTTTATGCATTAACGTATGTTTTTTCTTTGGATTCATAGTTATAATTTTTTACCGCAAGTGTTACAATGTTCTAATTCAAATTTTAATATAAAATGCTCCTGTCTTAATCTAAAGTATCTTTCAATGTCAAAGAAGTGTTTACAAGCATCGTTTAAATCAATATCAATATTTTCTTGGTCCTGTATTCTTTGCATCTTTTTTTCGATCGATTTTAGTTTTTGTTTAGGTGTCATTTCTTTAATATTTTACGGTATAATTCATTTACATTTTCTTTGTTTACCCCTCTTGAATGGTAAAATTCTAATACTATTTCTATTCTTTGTCTGTTGGTTAATCCCTTCATAATCTTGTAAAATGTTGGTTAGTGTTGATATATCTGTACATTAGTGTACTTCCTAAATTATTATCCTTCATGCATTGCTGTACACTGGTGTAAATCTTGCCATCTAATAACCTTTTAACTTGTTTAGGTCTTGTTGTATGCCTTTGTACTTTTTCCTTCGTTGTAGGCTTGGTTTCGATGTTAACTAACTTTTCAAATATTTCTAAGTCAAACTTATCCCACTTGTTAAGATCTTTATTCCATAGTAAGTGATTTGGGTGCTTTATCATTTGTTGTCTTATTCTATCCTTCATAGTTCATTTTTGAATTTAGTGTTATCTCATTTATTTTTAAACTGAAATACAAAACAAAGTGCATGTAATCCTCTTGGTATTTATCAAAAAACACCCTTCTGCCTTCTCTTTTTGCAGGAACTATTTTTTCGTTGATAACGATGCTTTTAAGTTCATTGTATCTCATATCACATTCTTCTGCTATTTGCATTAAACTTTTCATTTCATTTCTTTAATTAGTAAATCGTATTGTAATTTTTTAGCGATTAACTCCGCTTTAGTGTATTTGTATTGTCTTGTTTCGTTCGCTAAGTTTTCGATGCTATCCGTATATTCTAAGCCGTATCTAGCTATTAAACCTTGTCGGTATAGTAACTCATTACCTCCTAAAAATCTATTGCATTTACGGCATTGTTTGTGGCAGTTAGCAGGGTTAAAAATTACACCAGAATAGATCTCAGCTTTTTTAAAATGTCCTCCATCCCAAAGGTCTTTCTCGTTCCCACCGCATGAAATACAGTTTTCGTTTGCATCCCGTAACCTTACCCACTTTTGAAAAGATTTCTTTGCATCTGCTTCGTATTGTCCTAAAGTCTTTAGTTTTTCGCTTAAAACCTTTTTTTCTATTTTCCAATCTGCTTTTGCTTTGTTTTCTTTTAATCGTTTAGCGTAGGTAATAGCACATTTATAGTCGCAAGTGGCTTGTAAAAATTGTTTAGGTGTAAATACTGTTTCGCATACTTTGCATCGTCTTGGCTTAGGTGCTTTATTCATTTAAAAGTATTGGTTTATATTATCTATTATATCCTGCTTTTCAATACCTAACCACTTTACTATTACATCTGCAACCCTATTGTATAATTCATTAAATTCTATGTCATCCATTGAAGCAAAAGATATGCTTAAAGCCTTTTTAACTACTTCTCCGTACTTGTTTTCTGTTGTTCTATAAAATCCTGCATCTATTGTTAAATCTTCTCGCATATCGTCTATATTGTTGTAAGTGTCTTGGTTATGGTACGCAAGATTAACAAGTGCGAAAAACTTTTTATGAAACAGATAATTTCTTGGTTTTTTAAAATCAAACTCGTAGAATGAATTAACTTTTATCTTCTTAGCTATTTCTAAGTCTGAATCGTAAGCAGGTGTAAATGTTCCGTTAAGTTGCTTAATTAAGGCTATCTTCATTTAATTAAATATCAAAATAATCTTTATTATAAAATCTAAAATCTTGTCTACTAAATAAGACAAACCAATACCGAATAGACAACCGAATAAAAATACTTTATTTTTCATAGTTTTTTGTTTAAGGTTTAATTAAGCCCCCAATTAAGAGGGCGTTATTAAATCAAATTCGTTAATTAATATCTTTAAGCCTTTGTTAGATCAGAATGGTAAATCAGAATCATCTGCCGCAACCGTAGCGCCTTCAAAAACTTTGTCTGCTGCTGGTAGATCATTAGTGTTTACTGATTCTACTTTTTCGATTCTCCAACCTTGAATAGTATTAAAATAAACTTCTTCACCTTGTGGATTTACCCAAATTCTACCACGTAAATTAATAGATACTTTTACGTTTTGACCTTCTTTGTAATTGTTTAGAATGTCGCATTTATCTTGAACAAATTGTATCTCTAAATGCTGAGGGTATTGTTCCTCACTTGTAACTATTACGTTGCGACTTTTAAAACTATTCTTTTCGATTACTGATTTAATCGCTTTAATTTTTCCTACTACTTCCATGTTATCTATTGTTTTTATGATTATACTTTGCTACTTTTTTTTCTGTTTTAGAAAAGTAACTTTGTGCTTTTTGCATCCAGTTTGTTTTTTCTTCATTAAAAAAGAAATTACGAACTATTTTAGTCCCGTCTTTTTTTGTCTCGATGATGTGAGATACTACTACTTCCATAATTATTTATTTAATTGTTGTTTTTCTACGTTCTTCTCTTAATTGGTATTCTCTCTCAGCTAGTGCTTTTTT